GTAATTTAGTATTTGATGTAGATGAAACTATGTTAGTACCAGGGCAAGATATGAAAGTATTTCCTGGTAAAATATTTAGAAGACAAAGTGGTCAGACAGGACAAGCAGTACATGGATTAAAGTTTCCTAATACTGCATATGAAAATTTACAAATGTTTGATAAGTTTAGACAGTTAGCTGATGAAGCAACTGGTATACCTTCATACTCTCATGGAGCAACAGGTGTACAATCTACAACTAGAACAGCATCAGGTATGTCAATGCTTATGGGTGCTGCAGCATTAAGTATTAAAACTGTAATTAAAAATATTGACGATTATTTACTAAAGCCCCTAGGACAATCATTATTTTATTGGAACATGCAATTTAATGATGATGCTCCACACATAATAGGTGATCTAGAGATTAAAGCACAAGGCACTTCTTCTTTGATGCAGAAAGAAGTAAGATCTCAAAGACTAATGACATTTATGCAAACAGCAGCTAATCCTGCACTTGCACCTTTTGTTAGATGGCATACTTGTTTAAAAGAAATTGCTAAGTCTTTAGATATTGATCCAGATCAATTAATCAATGATCCAGAGAAAGCTGCGATCTATGCACAAATAATGGGAATGGCAAATGGAAATCAAAACAATACTACCCCTACTGGAGGACAAGGTGAAATGGGACCGACTGGCGATGTACCTCCAGGAGCTTCGCCAACAGATCCAACAGGAGCTGGAGGTGGCAACATCGGAACAGGCAATGTACCGATGCCAGGGGAAGCTGGCTTTACTTCGCCAGATATTAAACCTCCAGGAAGCGAACAAACACAGTAAACATGGCAAAGACATTTGATATAAACAGAGTAGGTGGCGGAACATTCTCTCTTGTTAGAGATGCAGATGGCAATTATAGTTTAAAAGAAGAAGGTTTTCAACAAATATCATCTTTAAATATGATTGATCTTGGTGCTGTAGCTGCAACTACTACAGCTGCAAAGACAGAAACAGCTGCAGAAAAAGCAGGTATTAGTACGGCAGATCAAACTAAACAAGCATTTTTATTACCAAGTCAGGATAAACAAGATCCGTTTACTTTTGAAAAGACACTTAAAAGTGCTACAGATGTTAGTAAAGGTTTATCTGATTCAGCTACACAAACTATGATAGCTAATCAAGAAGCACAAGAACAAGCAGCAGGTATAGGCCCTGTAAGTACATTTAGTGCAGAAAAAGAAGACTCATTAGAAAATAGAACATCTATTAAAAGTCCAACTGAAACTGTATTTGGAACTGCAGATGATGCAACTGCAAATATATTACCAGATCCTAAAGTTGAAACAGCTGCAGAAAAAACTTCTAAATTAACATCAGCTAATGTACAAAGCGGTAAAGTACCTGCTCCAGGTTTTACAAATCCTTTTAAAGATTTTTTAGGTGATAAATTTAAAACAGAAAAAGGATCAGAAGTTACTCAAGCTGGTAAGCCAGGAATGTTAGGAGATACAGGTGGTAGTATGGATCGAATGAGTGGCACTATGCCTGGTACAACTTTTGGAACAGGTACAGCAACTAGTACACAGGCAGAGCAAGAGGCTGCAGCTGGAACATTAGGTATATCCGCAGATCCAGCAAAATCTACTGTGCCATTCGGAACAAGCGTAGATAATATTCAAGGATTTACAGATAAAAAAGATTTTATATCTACACCTGCTAAAAAAACTTTTGTAGATTCAATTAGTACGGCATTACAAGGAGTTGGAGATTTTATTAAAGGTGGTGGATTTGCAGGAAGAATGTTTAGAGGAATATCTAAACAAAGAAATGAAGATGCAGCAACTATAGAGCTTAATAGAAGTAAATTTAATGTAGTTACTTCATCAGGATCAATGCAAGGTAGAATAGTTGGAAATGATGGTAGTTACAATCCATCTGAAAATTTATTTCATGGAATGAATAGAGATTCTTCACTTGGTAATTTACAAAATGCAGGACAAAAAAGAATTGATAAAAGAAATTCTGCAAGTACACAAGCAAGAATACAAAAAACAATGACACGAGAACAGCGAGAAAAATTTAATAGAGATACTGAAAATATGGAAAAAGAATTAAGTGGGTATAAAAAAGAAAAAGTTCAAAAGAAAGGTTTAGATACTGGAAATCCAAATGAAATGAGAAATGCTAACAAACAAGGTGGTAATGGTGGTAGTAATGGTGGTAAAAGTATAGTTTGCACAGCTATGTATCAAACTACAGGATTACAAGATTGGGCTAAAGCAATGAAGATATGGTATATATATCAAAAAAGATATTTAACTATACAGCATCAAGAAGGCTATCATAAATTATTTAAACCTTTTGTAAAAGGTATGCACAAAAGTAATGCTATAAAAGCTATAGGTGCACACTTTGCAAAATATAGAACACAACATTTAAAACATGTTTTATTTAAAAGTAAACCTTCATTACTGGGTAAAGTGTATAGTAAAGTTTTAGAAACAATTTGTTATTGGGCAGGTAAAAAATAATGGCTATAGTAGATATGAAAGGAACTGTTAGCAAAGATCAACCAACTATGACAGGTATGATGAATGAAGCACCTAAGACAGTTGATGCTCCTAAATTATCTGGTATGAATAAATTATTTGAAAGAAAACAACCTATGCCTGCACCTACAAATGAAGATGCACCAATGCAAGAAACTGCACAAGCACCTTTAAACGATTTAGTAAGTAAAGTAAATAACTTACCAGATGCAGATAAAGCTGTATTAACTACAGTTCTATCTCCATCTGTTAGTAATGTTCTTGTAAAACTAGCACCAGAGTTAGCTCCTCTTGTAGAAGCTGCTGGTGTTAAAGAAGAGAATGTTATTATCCCTGTATCTATGTTTACTAATTTTGCTGTAAAAAGATATAGCGGAGATCAGACACAAGCAGTACAAAATTTAGTTGCTGATATGTCTGGTGAAACGATGGATCAACAACCTGTGCCACCTGATACACAAATGGCAGAACAACCAGAACTTGGTATGGAACAAGAGTTCAATGCTATAGATACTGGTAGTAAAGTCGTTTAGTATCAGCCCACAACAATTATGGAATCGAGCTACCCTTATCCATAAGGCACTCAACCAATAGGTAAAAGTAATGGAAGAAGAAAAAAAAGTTTCTGAAGAAACTAAGTCAATTATGCAAAACGCAAATCCTTACAGCAAAGTTAGAGATACTGATGATGCTGAAACTGAAGCATTTGCTAAAGGCGAATTAACAAAGTTTCATAGGGAACAAAGAGAAATGGAAGCAGAAGCAGCAACCGAACAGAAGGACACCGATGCATCTGAAGAGACTGCAGACAAATTAGATCAACAGGCTACTCCTATCGCTGAACGCCCTGCAAAAGCTGAAGATCGTGTTTTTAAAAAACGTTATGACGATTTGAAAAAACACTATGATTCTACAATCAATAAACACAAGGAAGAACTTACTTCTTTGCGTACACAATTAGAGTCAAGTACAAAACAATTTGTGCCACCTAAATCAAAAGATGAATTAGAGGCATGGAGAAAAGAGTACCCCGATGTTTATGATATGGTTGAAACCATTGCAATAAACAAAGCAAGTACTCAAACTGCAGATCTTGAAACAAAATATAAAGATTTAAAACTCCAACAAGAGCAAATTGCAAAAGAAAAAGCTGAAGTGGAACTTTTAAAAATTCACCCAGACTTTAATGAACTTCGTGCAAACGAAGACTTTCATGAATGGGCTGAACAACAAGATCCCAATATTCAAAGTTGGCTATATGAAAATACAGCTAACTCTAAATTAGCTGCAAGAGCTATTGATTTGTATAAAGCAGATCGTGGTATTACTAAAGCTAAGAAAGAAGATAAGGATCTTAAAAAAGAAGCTGCTAAAGCAATTTCTAAAACTAAGAAAGCTACTGACACTGATACGCCAAAGAAAAGAATTTGGACAACAAGTGAGATTTCTAAATTGAAACCTCATCAGTTTGAAAAATTTGAAAAGGAGATTGACCTTGCTCGTTTAGAAGGTAGGATTGAACAACGTTAAACAATCTAACTAAACAATAAGGAGAAGCATTATGGCTTTTACAAATGCTACTGGATATAATAACCTTTCGCAAGGTAATTTTACTCCACAGATCTTTAGTCAGAAAGTTCAAAAATTCTTCAGAAGAGCATCAGTGGTAGAAGATATTACTAACACTGATTACGCTGGAGAAATTGAAAACTTTGGTGACACAGTAAAGATCATTAAAGAGCCTACAATCACAGTTAAAGATTATGCTAGAGGTCAAACAGTTGATACACAAATATTAGCTGATGACCAAATAACTATGACTGTTGATCAAGGTTCATACTTTGCTTTTAAAGTAGATGATATTGAAGAAAGACAATCTCATGTAAACTTTGAAGCACTTGCAACCTCTTCAGGTGCATACTCACTAAAGAAAAACTATGACTACAATGTCTTAAAATTTATTTATGACAATTCTAGTGATGGTACTGGAACAGGAACTGACTCATCACCAATCGATGGTGACGCAGCTGTAGATACTTTGGCTAACTTAGTATCAACTGCTAAAAAGAACTTGGACAGAAATAGTGTACCAGAAGAAAATAGATGGTTAGTTTCATCACCTGAATTTTTTGAGCAATTAAGAAAAGCAGGCGGAAAACTATCTGACCAATCAGTAATGGCTGATGGTGGTGCATCACAAATCAGAAATGGTAAAGTCACAGACAGACCATTATTTGGTTTTAATATGTATTCATCAAACGCTATTGCTGTATCAGGTGGATCAGCTGCAAACCACACATTTGGTTCTGCGGGAGCAAATGAGCATGTGTTCTTATATGGACATATGTCA